TATACAGAAACAGATTCCATCGTGATATTTATAAGGATCTGCATGACCTTCAGAAGAGTATCGATCAGGAAGATCCGGAGGCATCTGCTTTGGATACTTTCTCTTTGGAACTGTTCGAGGATATCAGTTACATCATGGCGAAGCATGCGGATCCGCAGGGTGTTTCGGACACTCCGGATGAGTGGCTGGATCAGTTCGGCACATTTTCCATCTATCAGGTGCTGCCGGAGATCATTGAGCTCTGGGGTTTGAATGTGCAGACGCAGGTGGAAAGTAAAAAAAACTTCGAGCGACTGACCGGGAAATGACAACGCCGCTCCTGTTACTGAGGGCGGTGCAACTTGGTGTGCAGATTGGGGAGATGGATCTTCTGACTATCGGAACCATCAACGATATGTACACGGAAATGCAGAACGATGAGAACCAGGGAGCATATAGCACCTTGGCATCTCAGGATGATATGGATCGATTTTAAGGGAAGGAGGCTGACGCATGGCTGGACGGATCCAGGGTATCACCGTAGAGATCGGCGGCGATACCACCAAACTACAGAAAGCCCTTAAGGGTGTTAATACAGAGATCAGAAATACTCAGAGCCAGCTGCGTGATGTCGATAAGCTCCTGAAACTTGATCCGGGGAATACGGAACTGCTTGCACAGAAGCACAGGCTCCTGGGGGATGCCGTCAAGGAAACGAAGGAAAAGCTGGAGACCTTGAAGACGGCGGCGGAACAGGCAGAGCAGGCGCTGAAGGATGGAACGATCACGCAGGATCAGTATGATGGCCTGCAGCGAGAGATCGCTGAGACCGAGGCGAAGCTGAAGTCTTTAGAGGAACAGGCAAGGCAGTCCGGGACAGCTCTTCAGGAAATTGCCGCAAAGGGTGAGAAGCTGAAGACGGTTGGTGACAATGTTACTAATGCCGGAAAGAAGTTCATGCCTGTGACTCTGGGCGTTGTGGGATTAGGTACGGCGGCGGTGAAGACTGCCGCTGATTTTGATTCCGCCATGAGCAAGGTGGCGGCGGTATCCGGTGCGACAGGTTCTGATCTGGAAGCGCTCCGGGATAAAGCCCGTGAGATGGGTGAGAAGACAAAGTTCTCCGCATCCGAAGCAGCGGAAGCCATGAACTACATGGCGATGGCGGGCTGGAAGACGGAAGATATGCTTTCCGGTATCGAAGGTGTCATGAACCTGGCTGCGGCTTCCGGTGAAGATCTGGCTACCACTTCTGATATCGTGACAGATGCGCTGACAGCGTTTGGACTTACAGCGAAGGACTCCGGGCATTTCGCGGATATCCTTGCAGCGGCATCGAGCAATGCCAATACGAATGTCTCTATGATGGGTGAGACCTTCAAGTATTGCGCTCCGATCGCCGGCGCTTTGGGATTCTCTGCTGAGGATACAGCAGAAGCGATCGGCTTAATGGCCAATGCCGGCATCAAGGGATCTCAGGCTGGTACAGCTTTGAGAACCATCATGAATAACCTGTCCGGAGAGGTGAAGATCTGTGGTTCTTCCATCGGAGAGGTTACGGTTGCAACGACAAACGCTGACGGCTCCATGAGGGATCTGTCGGATATTCTTGCGGACTGTCGCACGGCTTTCTCAGGCTTATCAGAATCTGAGAAGGCGGCAGCGGCTGAATCGTTGGTTGGCAAGAATGCGATGTCCGGGTTTCTGGCATTGATGAACGCCGGGGAGGCGGATATCAACAAGCTTTCCAGTGCTATTGATAACTGCGATGGCTCAGCGGCAAGTATGGCTGAGACCATGAATGATAACCTTGCCGGTCAGCTGCAGATCCTGAAGTCTCAGCTGGAAGAGCTGGCGATTTCATTTGGTGAGCTGCTGATGCCTGCGATCCGGACGATTGTGGGTTGGATTCAGAAGTTCGTAGACTGGCTCAATTCGATGGATGAAGGTACCAGAAAGGTAATCGTCACCATTGCCCTGGTGGCGGCTGCGATCGGACCGATACTGATCATAGTCGGTAAAGTCATCTCTGCTGTCGGTACTATTATGACTCTGGTGCCGAAGCTGGCAGGCGTGATCAATGCGGCTAAGGGAGTATTTGCTGCCTTTAATGCCGTATGTGCGGCGAATCCGTATGTACTGATCATCGCAGCGATTGTGGCACTGGTGGCAGCATTCATTTATCTCTGGAATAACTGCGAAGAGTTCCGTCAGTTCTGGATTGACCTGTGGGAGAGCATCAAAGAGATTGCCATTGCCGTGTGGGAGGCGCTGAAGGCGTTCTTTCAGGCAGCATGGGAAGCAATCAAGACCACAGCAACAACGGTCTGGAATGCTATCAAAGATTTCTTCTCCGGTTTGTGGGAAGGTATCAAGAATATCTTCACAACTGTAGTAAATGCGATCAGCACGTTCCTGACTACGGCCTGGAACACGATCAAGAATACCGTGACGACCGTGTGGAATGCGATTAAAACGTTCTTCACGACAGTCTGGAATGGAATCAAGTCGGTTATCACTACAGTGGTAAATGCGATTTCCACCTTCCTGAGTACGGCGTGGAATGGGATAAAGACTGCAATCACTACGGTGCTGAATGCGATCAAAGCTGTGGTCACAACGGTCTGGAATGGCATTAAGAACACGATCACGACTATCGTGAACGCAATCAAAAATGCAGTCACGACAGCCTGGAACAATATCAAGTCTGCTGTATCGAATGCGGCCAACGCCATCAAGAATGCGGTTTCCAATGCCTTCAATGCGATGCTGAACGGCATCAAGAATATCTGCGGAAATATCTATGGTGTGGTGAAGGGCGGATTTGATAAGGCAATCAATTTCGTGAAGAACCTGGCATCTCAGGCGTTCCAGTGGGGTGCGGATTTCATCGGCGGTATCGTGAACGGCATTAAGTCCATGATCGGCAAGGTTGGTGAGGCAGTTTCTTCGGTTGCGGATAAGATCCGGAGCTTCCTGCACTTCTCCGTCCCGGATGAAGGACCGCTTACGGATTATGAGAGCTGGATGCCGGACTTTATCGGTGGGCTGGCGAAAGGTATTGAGAAGAGCCGGGGCATGATCGAGAACGCCATGAATGGTGTAACTTCTGATCTGACCATTACTCCGAGGGTGATGGCGGCTCAGGGCGGTTATTCCGGATCAGCTGCATCAAACGGTGATCTGATCTCCGGTATCAATACAGCACTGAATACGGCTTTGGCCGGCGGCGGTGCTGCAGGGGATATCGTGATCCCGGTTTATATCGGCGGTGACATGATCGATGAGATCGTGGTTACGGCTCAGCAGAGAATGAATCTAAGAAGTGGAGGCAGGTAAGATGGCTCATTTGCAGTATCTTGTTTTTAACAATGAGAATATCCCGATGCCTGCCTCATATTCTGTGAGTTTATCGGATGTGGAGGCAGACAGCGGCGGCGTGACGGAGGCAGGAACTACACAGAGGGATGTTGTAAGAGAAGGTGTGGTTCAGATCGGAGTGACCTTCCGGGTATCAAAGAAGTGGCTGAATAAGTTTTCAGCATATAAGAAGCTGGCAAGTATCACGGTCGGATACCTGGACATGGAGACCATGAACATCGTGAATACGCAGATGTACATTGACGGATATCAGGTGAAGCTGGTCAGTGATACAAGCTATGGGAGCTTGTGGGAGGTGTCCTTCACGCTGAAAGAGTTTTAAGGAGGGCGGCTATGTATCCAGTGAGCAATGCCTTCCTTGAAGCGGTGAAGGCGAACAACAGAAAATACTACTGGACCGGCAGGATTACAACGACTGCCGGAACAGTTTATGAGTTTGATCAGGATGATATGGTTAAGGGCAGCGGGTATATCACTTCCCAGTGCTGCGGATCCACGGAGATTGAGTTGGGAACAGTGTATGCTGCGGAGATGGGGATTTCGCTTTTCTCCGAGATCAACAGGTACACGCTGGAAGATGCAAAGGTGGAACTGTTCTATCATCTGCAGGTGGCTGGCGGTTCCTATGAAACGATCCCGATGGGGATCTTCGAGGTATCAGAGGCAAACCGGAAAGCGAAGTGCCTGGAAATCAAAGCTTATGATTACATGGTGCGGTTCGAGAAGGCATTCACTTCTTTGGAATCCATCGGTAACGCTTATGATTTCATGGTGCTCTGCAGCACGGCCTGTGAGGTAACACTGGCTCAGGACAGGGCAACCATTGAGGCAATGCCGAACGGAACGGAGAACCTGTCCATTTATTCTGATAATGACATTGAGACTTACCGCGATGTGCTGTTCTATGTGGGACAAGTGCTTGGCGGTTTTTTCGTGATCAACAGATCCGGGGAGCTGGAGCTTCGGAAGTATGGGAATACACCGGTGCTTGTGGTGGAACGGACGCACAGGTTCACTTCCAGCTTTTCGGACTTCATCACGAGATATACAGCGGTTTCTTCAACGAACCTGAGAACGCAGATTGCAGAGTATTATGCGCTGGATCCGGATGACGGACTGACCATGAATTTGGGAGTGAATCCACTTTTGCAGTTCGGTCTTGAAGAGACCAGGCGGCAGCTCTGTACGAATATCCTGAATGATCTGGCTGTCGTGAATTATGTTCCGTTTGATTCGGATACTATTGGTAATCCGGCTTTAGATGTTGGAGATATTCTTTCCTTTACCGGCGGACAGGCAGATGCCACAAAATATGCCTGCATTACTTCCAACAGTATCAAGATTGGCGGCAGACAGAGCATCAAGTGTGTGGGAAAGAATCCGAAGCTGTCACAGGCGAAGAGCAAGAATGATAAGAACATTTCAGGACTTCTGGCTCAGATCGAGGCAGGAAAGATCGGGATCCATACATTCACTAACGCTTCGGCATTTACGGTCAGAGATGTTGATACGAAGATTATTTCCATAGAGTTTGCCACGACGGAAGCAAACCATGCTCAGTTTTTCGGGCAGGTGATCGTGGATGTGACGGCTCAGCCGGTGACAAGGTCGGTGACGGCATCCGGGGATGTGGTAATCCCGTCTGTCCCGGTTGATGATCTGCCGGTGGATCCGGATGATCCTGAGGAAGAGCCGGTGGTGATCGGCAACACGGAAGAGCAGATGATAACAGTATCTCTTCCGATGAGCTGGCAGGAGGATGGCCATGCGGATGTGATCTTTTCCTTTGAGTTCAATAACCAGATGATCCCGGTGCATTATCCGCAGGAGAACTGGCACTCTGGAAGGCATACGATCCTTCTGTACTATCCAATCGAGAACGTGGTGCCGAACTACACGAATATCTTCAATGTCTATATGCGTTGTGAAGGAGGCACGGCTGCGGTGGATACTGGGATGTGTATTGCTTCCATTTCCGGTCAGAGCATGGGCGCTTCCGCTGCATGGGATGGCAGGATTGATATTGAAGAGTATGTGGATCTGTTCCGAATCGGCAATGGTTCTCAGACTGACAGGCTGCAGGTGAAGGCATTTACCGAGAGTGATGTCTGGGAAATCAAGGAGACTGTGAAGCGGTTCTATTCGGATGTGAAGTCAGGAAGAACAAGCGTGGGCGGATTCGCTATGCCGGTGGATGTGCCGGGAAGCAATAGTTAGGAGGCTTTTATGAAGAGATATACAGGAAATCTGGTTATTGAGCTGGAAGACCAAAATACAGGAACGATTGAGACGGTATCGGAGACCAACATGGTCACCAATGCCGTCAATGACATTCTGGGAGTAAATCCGATGGGTGTCATGTATAAGGCTGGTGGACAGTATGATGATTCCTTAACGTGGAATCAGGAATTACTTCCGATCTGCCCGAACATGATCGGCGGCATCCTGCTTTTTCCGAGTTCTATTACGGAGCAGGCAGATAACCTTTATCTTCCGTCAACGAATCTGCCGGTGGCTTATGCCAGTAATGATGTCAATGCTACGGCTAACACGAAGAGGGGCAGCATGAACCTGACAGAGAGCATGAAGCTGTCGGATGGGTTCAAGTTTGTTTGGGAGTTTACGCCGTCGCAGGGAAATGGCACGATCGCAGCGGTCGGGCTTACATCCAAACATGGGGGTGCGAATGCTTATGGATCTGAGGTAGCTGTGGACAGTACGCTTCTTCAGATCAAGAAGGTCAGCCTGGATGATGGGGATGGTTTCATCAATGATCTGTTCCGATGTGTGACGGTGGATTTTGAGAATGCGAAACTGTATGCGGTTTGCTATGCAAGCAACACTGTGACGATCAAACGTTACAGGATCCCGGTATTCGATATCGGTCTGAATGAGAAGCTGGATGATTCTACACTGACTTTGGAGGATACGACGGTTCTCCAGTGCAGCACCTTCCATTTCTACGGAAGCTATACGCCGTATGGAATCTTTATGGATGGTGGTGATGGGTACTGGTATGGTTTTGCCAATCAGGGCAATTCTTCCGGCAGCGCAACGGTGCTGTGGATTAAGATCAAGAAGAGTGACTACACCTTCACAGAAGGCCAGTGGACGCTTTCCAATGCAACGCTGATGACGATGGGAAGCTTCAAGGAAGGCTCCAGCTATCCTTCCGGGAACAGAAGTGCTGTTGTGAGAAACGGATATCTGTATGCGCCGTCTTATGACAAGACCGGCGTTTACAAAATCAATATCTCCAATAGTACTGACGTGACACTGATCAGTCTGGGATTCACATCAACCATGAAGTGCCTGGGTGAGACGGGAAGCTGCGATTGCTGCATGTCCATCATCAATGACATTATTGTGGCTTACGATTTTGAGATTGATGTGAATGATAACGTGATTGCTACATTTGCCGGGGAGCGCTGCGGGAATGTTTCCACACCGTTTTTCCGATATAAGGAATATGTCTTCGCCTGGGGCGGCGCTTATTTGAACCAGTACAGATACACATGGATCCTGACTCCGTATCTGGCTACAATCTGCAATCTGTCGCAGGCTGTGGTGAAGAATGCGGATAAGACTATGAAGATCACATATACGCTGACGGAGCAGACGGTGTAAGGCTTCGGGTAACTGAATAATCTGTTTTCAAGGGATGGCTTCGGCTGTCCCTTTTAGTTTGCAACGAAATGGAGGGATTTGTGATGAAAGAGTTTTGGAATGTGATTCAGGCGATCTTTGCGGCGGTAGGTGGCTGGCTTGGCTATTTCCTGGGCGGAAATGACGGCCTGCTCTATGCACTTCTGGCTTTTGTGGTACTGGATTACATCACAGGGGTCATGTGTGCAGTGGCGGATAAGAAGCTGTCGAGCGCTGTGGGCTTCAAGGGGATCTGCAGGAAAGTTCTGATCTTTGCGATGGTAGGCATCGGACATCTGCTGGATACTCACATTTTTGGAGAAGCCGGTGTGCTCAGAACCGCTATCGTTTTCTTCTACATTTCCAATGAAGGTCTGAGCCTTGTAGAGAATGCGGCGTATCTGGGACTTCCGATTCCGGGAAAGCTTCACAAGGTGCTGGAGCAGCTGCATGACCGGAGCGAGAAGGAAAAGGATAAGAAGGATGGTGAGGAATAATGGCTTACACGAACAGTTCTATGGTGGTTTATAAGAAGCTTTCTCCGAACCACTCCGGGCAGAGGACGCATAGCATTGACCGGATTACGCCGCATTGTGTTGTTGGCCAGTGTACAGCGGAAGGTCTGGGGGAATGGTTTGAGAAGCAGTCCACGCAGGCATCCAGCAACTACGGCATCGACCGGGACGGCAGGGTGGCTCTGTATGTGGAAGAGAAGAATCGCTCCTGGTGTTCTTCCAGTAATGCCAATGACCAGAGGGCGATCACGATCGAGTGCGCATCTGATACCACAGAGCCGTATGCGTTCAGGGATGTGGTGTATCAGTCTCTGATCAAGCTCTGCATTGATATTTGCAAGCGTAACGGCAAGAATAAGCTGATCTGGTTTGGGGATAAGGACAAGACGCTGAATTATTCTCCGAAGAGCGGGGAGATGATCTTGACCGTTCACAGGTGGTTTGCGAATAAGTCCTGTCCGGGGAACTGGATGTATGCACGAATGGGAGATCTGGCGGAGAAGGTAACGAAGGCACTGCAGGGTTCTTCTGATTCCGGTGAGAAGTCTGATTCGGAGGATAAAGAGGTGATCCGTTGGTACCGTGTCAGGAAGTCCTGGGCGGATGCCAAGAGTCAGAGGGGAGCCTATAAGATCCTGGACAATGCGAAGAAGTGTGCGGATCCGGGATACAAAGTGTTCGATGCGGATGGCAAGGTGGTGTATGAGCCGAAGGCAGCGGAACCTGCGGTGAAGGTGCCGTTCCTGGTAAAGGTCAGTATCTCTGATCTGAACATCAGGAAGGGTCCGGGAACCGATTATGACAGGGTTCAGTTTATCCCGATCGGAGTATACACGATCTTAGAAGTCCGAAGTGGAAAAGGCAGTTCTGCCGGATGGGGCAGGCTGAAGAGCGGGATAGGATGGATCTCGTTGGATTCTGTGAAGAAAATATAAGAACATGGGCAGCAGGTAGTGTAATACTATCAGCTGCCCTTTTTTATTTGTGCCTGATGGCATATCCGCGAACGACATTGAAGATTGAACGGAATTTATTCTGATCCTGTGTGCGGCATACCACCCAGTAGGTGGCATGGGCGTCTTCATCGCAGATAGGAATGGAGATTCTGCCGGGTGTATTATATCCGAGTTCTATCATTCGGTCTGAATTGAACAGGGGGATTGTAGAATTGTCTGCCAGTTCATCGAGAGCATCTGCATTGTTTTGCACTAGCAGATCTGATGTATTCAAATACTTTTTGCAAATATCCATCCAAAAGCCAATATGGGCAGAAACTAAAATCCGTATTCCTGAGAGATCACTGAAAGAAACGCTGCTTTGACGGGCAAGCGGGTGATCGCTGGAAATGGATATATATATCTGCTCTTCCATGTATCTTTGACAAAACAGAGATTTGTCATCGGGAAGGGTGTGAAGGATTACCATGTCATACTGTCGATTCTTCAGACCTTTAACAAGTGCTTCGTCGCTGCTTACGAGTTCTGTCAGAATTGTTTTGTCAGAGAGATAATTCTGAAATGTCGGCATCAACTCATTGATTGGAAATGGTGAGCTGGATCCGATGCTTATGGTTCTTAACTGTCGGTCAAAGGAAAGAACACGGTCAATAAAATCCTGATTTGCGCTTAGCGCTTTCTGCGCATATTCTGCAGCAATCCTCCCTGTCTGATTTAATGACAGTTTACTGTTCTCCCTGTGGAATAATGAAACTCCGAGTTCCTCTTCCAGTTTTTTCATTGAACGGGACAACGTAGGCTGGGTAATATGCAGTTCTTCTGATGCCTTCAGAAGAGTTCCGCAGCGCGCAAAAGCCGCGAATTGTTCAAGAAGATAGGTTTCTATCATTTGATCATCCCTTTCATGGTATGCGTGATACGTATACTATTATAGATGAAAAGCAGTTCATTTTCAAGACAATTGCAACTATAATATGAGCATAGAAAGAGATTAATGCTATAGACAGAGAACAATACACTATGAAAGGAAGGTTTACTATGGAATATTTAACACTCAACAACGGATCTAAAATGCCAATGGCTGGAATTGGAGTTTTCATGATGTCCCCTGCAGAGGCGGAGGCAGCAGTAGAAAGCGCATTAAAGAGTGGTGTGCGTCTTATTGATACCGCAAACGGATATATGAATGAGTCCGGAACCGGCAGAGGAATAAAAAAGAGCGGCGTTGACAGGGAAGATATCTTTCTTGTAACAAAGCTGTGGCCGACAGTATATGAGAAGGAAACAGCAATCGAGGAAACCTTGAAGCGACTTGATACGGACTACATTGATCTCCTTTTCCTGCACCAGCCGACAGACAACTGGCGTGAGGGGTATAAGAACATCGAGAAGGCATACAAAGAGGGAAAGGTCAAGGCAATCGGTCTTTCTAACTTCCCGGAAGAGCTTCTTAGGGAAGCCATTGAAACGATGGAGATTAAGCCACATGTGGTTCAGGTAGAAGCACATCCTTACTTCCCTCAGACTGAGCTTAAGAAGATTCTCGCGGAGACGGGAATGGGACTGATGGCCTGGTATCCGTTGGGACACGGGGACAAGAACCTTGTGAATGAACCGATATTCACAGAGCTGGCAGCAAAATATGGAAAGAGCAATGCGCAGATCATCCTTCGCTGGCACGTCCAGAGCGGCAATGTGATCTTTCCAGGTTCGAAGAATCCGGATCATATCCGTGAAAACTTCGACATCTTCGATTTCGCTCTTACCGATGAAGAAATGGCTGGAATTGCCAAAGTCGATAAGGGAATGCGTTACTATACTGCGACACCGGATCTGATCGCTCAGTATGCAAAGATGGAACTGCAGCCGGATCTGTAAGAGAAAATGGAGAAGATGAAATGGCAAAAGAACTGGTAGTTTATTTTTCGGTATACGGCACGGCAAGAAAAGTGGCGGAGGAAATCGCAAAGCAGACAGGCGCGGATATCGCAGAGATCGAACCGGCAGTTCCCTATGACAGCAACAGAGATCACTACAATGCTTTGGCAAGGCTTGCAAAGAAGGAGCATGACGAGGATCAGCGCCCTGCAATCAAGAACGAGATCGACATTGAAAGCTACGAGCGGATTTACATCGGTTATCCTATGTGGTGGTATACCTTCCCGATGATCATTTATACCTTCTTTGACAAGTATGATTTTTCCGGGAAGACCATTATCCCTTTCAATACTCATATGGGTTCCGGGGACGGCGGTACCTACGATACGATCCGTGAGTTGGAACCGAATGCAACGGTCGTTGCTGGGCTCCCTGTTGAAATGCGGGATGCGGAAAACGGTCCTGCAAAAGCTGTTGAGAGATGGCTGAAAAATTTACAAGTATAGCGAATAACATATCCGCCCGAAGGTCAGGTCTTCCGGCGGATATTGGCATAGGAGGTTTTGTCTTATGAACACATTTACCTATAGTTATCCTGTTAAGGTTTACTTCGGAGAAAAGGCGGCTGCAAGTAGTCTTCCCGCGGAACTTGCCAAGGTCGGGCAGAATGTCCTGTTGGCCTACGGTGGCGGCTCTATCAAGAAGAATGGTGTCTATGACGAGCTGCTGGACATCCTGAAAAAAGCCGGGAAAAGCGTTACTGAGTTTACCGGGATCATGTCCAATCCGACCTATGAGAAGGTTCTTGAAGGTGCAAATTTAGCAAAAAAGAACAGTATTGACTTTATTCTCGCGGTTGGCGGCGGCTCTGTGATCGACTGCTGCAAGATCGTTTCGGCACAGGCAAAGATGGATGCGGACATTTGGGAGTTTGAGTATACGGAGCATGGCTCTCCATCAGATTTTATCCCCATGGGTGCAGTGGTTACGGCCTTCGGAACCGGAGCGGAAATGAATAACGGAGCGGTTATCACCAACACAGAAAAAATGATGAAGTCTCCACTCTGGGGAACATTCTATGATTTTGCGATACTTGATCCGGCATATACCATGACCATGCCTATGAAACAGGTGATATCAGGCGCTTTTGATTCCCTGTCACACAGCATGGAAACTTATATGGGATCGCCTCGTGAGTTAAATCTGTCGGATGAGATCAATGAAGCAACACAGAGGAACATCATCAGAAATATCAGAGCTACAATCAAGAATCCGAATGACATTCAGGCAAGAAGCGAACTGATCTGGGCTGCCGCAATGGCTGAGAACGGGATATTGAAGATCGGCAAGGTTACGGATTTTCAGTGCCACATGCTGGAGCATCAGCTTGGAGCCTATACGGACTGCAACCACGGACAGGGGCTTGCAGTTCTGCACCCAGTTCTCTACAGGCATATGATGCCGGAGGCCAACAAGCAGTTTGCAAGACTGGCCGTAAATGTATGGGGGATCAAACCAGACGGAAAGAATGAAGAAACGTTGGCGAATGACTTTGTGGATGCTTTGACTTTGTTCATCAAAGAGATCGGACTTCCGACAACATTTGCTGAAATGGGCATCGGCGAAGATACCGACTTTAAGGCAATCGCTGATTCCACGATTCTGACCGGCGGGTGCGCAAAGAAATTTACGAAAGAGGAACTTTTGGAGGTGTTGACTTCATGCAAATAAAAAGGATAACAGCATTACTGCTGACTGCGATTCTCGCTGTGTCCCTTGCGGCCTGCGGAAACAGCCAGACAGCTGATAAGCCGTCTGATTCGACAGATCAGCAGACGAAAGTCTCCGAGAATACTGAGAATCATACTACAGAGATGCAGACAGATGATCAGACAATACAAGAAACTGCGAATGACGATGGACAAAAAAGTACATTGATCCTGTATTTCTCAGCAGACAACACGAAGGATGTGGACGCCGTCAGTTCCGCAACGCCAATGGCGGATGGAACAGCCTCTGTGGAATGGATTGCAAATATCATCCAGACACAAGTTGGCGGCGATCTGATACCAATCATTCCATCCGTGGACTATCCTCTGGATTACGATGAACTTGCAGATTACGCAAAGCAGGAACGTGATGACAGCGGCAGGCCGGCTTTTGAAGATCTTGGTGTCGATCCGACAAGCTATGACATTGTATTTATCGGCTACCCGATCTGGTGGTATGAAATGCCGATGATTATGGATACTTTCTTTGACACTTATGACTTCACTGGTGTAACGATCATTCCGTTCAACACCCATGCGGGAAGCCGTGACGGAGGCACTTACGGTGACATCAGTGAACTGGAACCAAATGCAACTGTCCTGGATGGACTTGCGATCAGAGGAGAAGATGCCGGAGAGGACAGTGCAAGGAGGAGTATAGAAGAATGGTTGTCAGGTCTGAACCTGGACTGACGGTCGCCATACCCGGCGAAATTACTCCCGGTACAGAAATGCAGCGGGGATTTATCAACGATAATGTCCTGCATACGCCGGAGTATGGCGATATTCACTATTCAAGCTATATTCCGGAAAGCTATGACGGAAGTAACCTTTATGCACTGTTCATTACGCTTCCCGGATGGGAGGGGCTGTACTTCCAGGGAGTTGGTGCCAACATGGTCGAAGATTTCGGCGTGGAAGCAATCCGGTACAACGATGAGATGATCGTCCTCTCCACGCAGCTGAATGACTGGGGAGAGATGTCGGCAAATCAAGCCGTTGCTTTGACAGAGTTCTTCCTTGCCCACTATAACATTGATCCGGGAAAGGTCTATCTGCATGGTTATTCCGGCGGCGGAGAAACCGGCTCTCTTGTAATGGAAAAGAGGCCGGAACTATATACGGCATTCCTCTGCTGTGCAACACAGTGGGATGGCGATATGGCTGCCCTTGTGAATGCACGGATGCCTGTTTATATGGTCACGGGAGAGAACGACAGCTATTATGGCTCGAAGCCGCTTAAGGATGCTTATGAGAAGCTGCATGATCTGTACCTTGCGGAAGGCTTGACGGAAAGTGAAATAGCTGAACTTGTCATTCTTGATATAAAAGAACAAAAGTATTTTACGGACAGAGGTTATAAAGATCAGCACATGGGAGGACAGGCATTTGCCAAAGATGAAAGCATTATGGGCTGGCTGTTCGGAGAACACTGACGAAACAAAATCAAACAATAACAGGAGGTACACTCATGAACACACAGAAAGTCGTATTCGTAAACAAGGAACTGAACACAAGGATGGCGGGACTGCTTCGTTTGCCCGAGGGCTTTGATCTAAGCAAAGATTATCCTGCAATCGTCCTTACCGGGCCCATGCTCTCCGTCAAGGAGCAGGCGCAGTCCGTGTATGCCGAGAGACTGACAGAGGCCGGATATGTAACGCTGGTATTTGACGGCACATACTTCGGCGAGAGCGAGGGAACACCGAGAGGTCAGGAACTGCCCGATGTCAAGGAAAGTGATATTGAGAGCGCAGTGGATTATCTCGTGAGTCTCCCTTATGTGGATAAGGATCGTATCGGCGGGCTTGGTATCTGTGGTTCCGGCTCCTATATGTCTGTCGCAGGCGTCAAGGAACCCCGTATCAAGGCGGTTACAGCTATTGTTCCTGCGATTTCCGATATTTCCACTTCCCCGATGATGGGCTTCTTTAAGCCGGAAGAGGAAGTAAAGGCTGCCAAGGAAGCCTATGACAAGGGCGAAGGCGGGCTGATGTACCTGAACTTCATGCCCAGAGCCTTTGACGAGGGTGCGGCATATTATTACAGCGCAAGAGGCACACATCCCCGCTGGTCGAATCAGGTCGTTGCATGGAGCCAGCTGGAACTGGTGAAGTACAATGTCACCAATATCATGAAGGAGATGCAGAAACCTTACTGCGTGATCACGGCGGAAAATGCATGGTCAAAGCCGTCCTCTGAAGAAATTTTCAATGCAGTTCCCACAGACACAAAGGAAATGCATGTAATCCCGGAGGCCAGCCACTTTGATATGTACGATCTTGCTCCGTTCGTTTCCGAAGCATTCGAATATATCATTCCGTTTTTTGAGAAGAATTTGTAAAAGAGAAATCAATAACATGGAGGAAATGATCATGAAGAATGTTGAAAACAAGGTAATCATCATCACCGGAGCTTCTTCCGGTATTGGAGAAGAGACGGCACGGGTTCTTGCAAGAGAAGGAGCGAAGGTGGTTCTTTCCGCGAGACGCGAAGAGAGGCTTAAAAAGCTGGCTGACGAGATCGGCGAGAATGCGGCTTATCTGAAGTCGGATGTGGTGAATGCGGATGAAATGAAGGCGCTTGTCGCTTTGGCGAAGGAGAAGTTCGGGAAGGTCGATGCCGTCTTTGCCAATGCAGGAATCATGCCTGCCGGAAATATGTCAGAACTGAAAGTAGCAGACTGGAATGCCATGATCGAGATTAACATCAAGGGCGTTTTGAATACGATGGCTGCCGTTCTGCCGGAGTTCATCGCGCAAAAAAAGGGACATATCCTTGTTACCTCCTCCAGGGCAGGCACGATGTCCGTTCCTGGAAATGCGGTATATTGCGGCACCAAGCACTTCGTAAGGGCAATGCTGGATTCCTTCCGCAGCGAATCCATCCGGGAAGGCACGAACATTCGCACGACTACGATCTATCCCGGCGCGATCAAGACCGAGCTTCTGAACACTGTAGCAGAATCTGAAGCAAAGAACATGGTGTCTCAGTTCTATGAGAATGTCGGACTGACCCCGGATGTCATCGCAGACGCGGTTCTCTACGCGGTATCTCAGCCCGACAATGTAGCTGTGCCGGATCTGGTTGTATGCCCGTCGATGGAAGGGTAAAGAATGCACGTGCAGGGCTTACGGACGAGAAACAGAATTTTGCCTGTACTGCTGGCGTTCACACTTAGCTTTGTGTTCCTGGCAGGATGCGGACAAAAAGCAGACGGAGAAAGAAGCAATATGATAAGTAACAGCGCCGCCATGAGTTCAAAAGATACAGGGACAGAAGCCATTCAGAGAGAAGACACATTCACAATAGAAACGAGGATCATCGATGTTCAAAATGATCCTGCTTTCGGCGATTACGGCAGGCTGCTCTTTCCTGTAAACAGCGGATATATGAGCGGTGATACGATTGGGAGTCTTCGTCTTACCTGGTACAACAACATTGATCCGGATAAGACTGTGGAGATCTGCAACTACATGAGAGATCATGCGGAAACCGGGGATACCATCTTTTATGACATTTACACGGAAGAAGAAAAGAAAGCTGATCCAGCCAAAAGAGATACCGGTCTGTTTTTCTTCAAGGGTGATCCCGGTAAAAAGTTTGCGGTCGTAAACGCGGGAGGCGGCTTTGCCTACGTTGGTGCGATGCATGACAGCTTCCCGCATGCTTTGGAGCTTTCGAAGAAGGGCTATAACGCCTTTGCTCTTATCTACCGTCCGGGTGCGCAGACAGCCTGCGAGGACTTAGCCAGAGCAATCGCGTTTATCTTTGAACATGCGGAAGAACTGGAAGTCGATACATCCGACTATTCCCTATGGGGAGGTTCGGCTGGAGCCAGAATGGCAGCATGGCTCGGCAGCTACGGCACAGAAAGCTTCGGAGAAGATGTTTACCCACGTCCGGCGGCTGTATTTGTCAATTATACCGGGCTTTCAGAAGTATATGGCAATGAACCACCAACCTACAGCGCGGTCGGGACAAACGACGGCATCGCTTCCTACAGGACGATGGAACGGCGCATCAATGCCATTCGGGCAAACGGCACAGATGCAGAAATCGAAGTCTTTAATGGCCTGTCTCACGGCTTCGGGCTTGGCACAGGCACCGTTGCGGAGGGCTGGATCGACCGTGCCGTGGAGTTCTGGGAACGCAATATGAAAAACGAGTAAGTTAGTGTAGGAGGCTGTAATATGAGAATATGGATGATAACCGGAGCAGGAAGAGGTTTAGGAAGAGCTTTTGTTCAGGAGGCAGTTAATAAAGGTGACGGTGTTATTGCGGCAGTGCGAAAAATACCGCGGGATGATGCGTTGTTTCAGCATGAAAACGTCTTTCCTGTAATCATGGATGTCACCAGACCGGATGAAATCAAGGCTGCCGTAAAGAGCGGCACGGAGCATTTCGGCCGCATTGATTATCTGATCAATAATGCTGGCTACGGAATGAATGGGGCCTTTGAAGAGATTACCGATGAAGAATTAAGAGCTCTGTTTGAAACGGACTACTTTGGTACGGTGAATGTCTGCCGTGCAGTGATCCCGATCATGAGGGAGCAAAAAAGCGGGAGAATATTCAATATATCCTCACAGGCCGGACTTATGGGATTTAATGGAGGCTCAGCCTACTGTGCAGCAAAGTTCGCTGTTGTCGGTCTTTCAGAAAGCCTGAATCATGAGCTGAATCAATTTGGAATTGAAGTGGTCGCTGTTGCACCGGGTGCATTCCGCACTGATTTCAGAGATGCAAGCTCTATGCACTTCCTTAAGAATCCGATGCCAGACTATGACGGAACACCGGCACACACAATCGTTGAATGGCTGAAGGAGAATAATCATAAGCAGAGCGGAGATCCAAAGAAGGCAGCAGAGTTCCTATATAAAATAGCTGCTTCTGAACAGCTGCCGCAGATTGTAACTATCGGGCAGGATTGCAGCGATGCATCCCTTAACCATTATAAGCAGATCATACAGGAGATTGAGTCATATTATGACGATTCCTGCAGGACAGCTTTTGAAGATTGACGACAGGAAATTGATGAGAGAAAGGCGGAATGAAAAATGAGCATTTTATTTGTAAACGGTAGTCCAAACAAAAGTGGAAATACGGCAAAGCTGGCAAAAGAGCTTCTTGCCGGAAAAGAGTATGAAACTTTGAATCTGATTGACTATAAGATTTATGCCTATGGTCAGGAATACGCCGATGATCAGTTTGATGAGGTCATATCTGCGATCCGCAAGGCGGATATAGTAGTCATGGGCTCGCCGCTATACTGGCACAACATCTGCGGTCTTATGAGAAATTTCCTTGACCGCTGTTACGGCCCGATCGGACAGGGCGAGTTCAGCGGCAAGAATCTGTATTTCATTATGCAGGGTGCTTCACCAGAGAAGTGGCAGTTGGAAGCCTGCGAGTTTACAATGTCCCGTTTTGCCGGACTGTATGGGTTTGCTTATAAGGGAATGGTTACCAATGCGCAGGAAGCAAAGAACCTTAGCGTGGTTTAAATTAGGACTGGGGGTGATGTAGTTTGAAAAAGAAAATATTATCACTCCTGCTTGCTGGTGTGGCTCTTTGTACTCTTGCAGCTTGTGGAAGTGAACAGTATTCTGTAGGAGCTGTGGTGTCAACAGATATGGCGGAACTACAGAACGCAAAAGAAGCAGATACGAAGGCAGAGGAAAGTATGAAGGAGTCATTTACCAGAAACGCAAGAGATATTCCAGATGAACTGGAAGTTATCTCAGATGAATATAGAAAACCTGCTGCACAGGAGGGTACACTTGTAAGGCTGGATTATGAGACATGGGAGTCTTTTTCCTATGAACAGCATAGCCAGAAGCTGACTAAGACGGCTTGGGTGTATCTGCCATATGGATATGACGAAACGCTGCAATATAATATCTTTTATCTTAGCCACGGCGGATGGAGTAATGAAGAAACGGTTCTTGGCACTGATAAACATCCATCGGAATTAAAACATGCGGTGGATCATGCGATTCAGGACGGACGCATGAAGCCGATAATCCTTGTATGCCCAACCTATAATAACACAAGCAGCCGAGACAGTGGGGATTACAGCCTTGCATTGAAACTGACAGACCAGTTTCATAATGAATTATTAAATGACCTGATTCCTGCTGTAGAAGGCAAATATCATACCTGGGCGGACTATAATACCTCACCTGATAACCTGAAGGCTACCCGTGATCACAGGGGGTTCGGCGGTTTTTCGATGGGGAGTGTGAATACTTGGCATACTTTCCAATATTGTCTGGATTACTTCCGGTATTATATGCCTATGAGCGGGAATATGGGAGATGGTGCATGGATCGATTCGGTGGTTCGTTCTTCAGAATGGACGGATGAAGATTTCTTTATCTGGACGGCAACGGGAACGGATGATTTTGCAGCATCTGGTTTTTCTTATCAGATTAACAGCATGGTGAATGAGTATAGTGATACCTTCCATCTGGCTAATAATGAGATTGAAGGAAATGTATCTTATAGATTGTATGAGGGCGGAACTCACGGACCGGAAGCATCGGATCAATATACATTCAATGCTTTGTGTTGGTTCTGGAATGATTAAGAACAAAGGGTATATTATTTTACATGGTCGGTAGAGATTAATATCTTTATCGGCTATTTTTTTTGCTCAAAAAACGGAACAGCAGCCACAGGCTTTTTGATTATTATATTAATGCCGATGACAAGAACCCATATGACACGTTAGGATAAAGACATCTTATTCGGAAGGAGGAAACGGTTGTGTCAAGTGTTATTAAAGATGAAATAGAGGTTGAAATGACACCAGAACAGAAACTTGCTTTTGAAGGTTTTATTGATGTCATGGTGGAAATATATAAAATGACTTCTAATAAGATTGATTATTCAAAACTTGAAAAGCATAAAGACCAGGTTAAAGATGGAGTATCACTGGAGGAAAGATTCCAGCAGTTTGCCCGGGTATTATGAAGCAAGAAATCAGAACAGAGGAAGCCACAGCGGCTTAGTCCAGGTACCTGCAGTTATCCTTTTGGGTGGCTGCAGATATTTTTTTTGCCTGAAAGTCAGAAAATTGGCGGGGAAATCTCCTTTGAACAGTAGAAGGAGGTGCCTGATGCATGGAAGGTTATGTTCTGGTTGACAACGGCCGCCTAACTGAGAAAGAGGCAAGGCTGAACATGGAGCAATGCGCGGATTTTCTGGCGCGTATGATCCAGAAATACGGTCCGGAGATTCTGGCGGAACTTAAGGAAAAGGATGCAAAAGAATCCGGGGAATGAATCAGATGCTGTCGGCGGCTTTCAGGGCTGTCGGCAGTTTTTCCATACAAAGCGCACAAATAAAAAATATATCAGCTCATGCAATTTACCCGCTTACAAAAGCGGATATCCCCGACATAATGAAAGAACAGTGGACTGTGTGACGATGGGCATACGAAAGGGGTGAGAAATTGAAAAAGAAGAAATGCTACATTTACACCCGTGTTTCCACAGTTGCTCAGACGGAAGGCTACAGTCTGGAAGCGCAGAAGGAGCGGCTTCGTCAGTTCGCGGAGTATAAAGATCTTGAAATAGCTGGAGAATACTGCGACGCGGGAAAATCCGGACACAGCATAAAAGGCAGACCGTCTTTTATGGAGATGCTGGATGATATCACATCTGAAAAAGACGATATATCTTTCGTCCTTGTATACAAGCTTTCGAGATTCGGGAGAAACGCAGCAGACGTGCTGAAGTCCATGCAGCTTTTGATGGATTATGACGTGGATCTTGTATGTGTGGAAGATTCCATAGACAGCTCCACGCAGGGCGGACGGCTTACTCTGGCAATCCTTTCAGCCGTGGCGGAGATTGAGCGCGAGAACATCAATGTCCAGTTCATGGCCGGCAAGATGCAGAAGATACTTGATGGCGGATGGTCTGGCGGACCGCTGCCATACGGCTATCGAAATGTGAATAAGCAGCCGGAAGTCGTACCGTCAGAAACGGAGATCGTGAAGCTTATCTATGAGATGTATCTGCAGCCGGATACGGGCTATGCCACTATCGCAAGATGGCTGAATGACCATGGGTATACAAGGACTGTCAGGAATGAGGAAAAGCCATTTACGGCAGGATTCATCACGAATGTCCTTAAGAATCCCTTTTACTGCGGCAGGCTCTGTTACAACCGCAGGACGAATTCCGAGAAGATACGGAAAAATCCCAAAACAGCTATCTGTATCCAGGGTAAACATCAGGCGATCATTTCCGAAGATAACTGGGACAGGGCAGAAGCTAAGAGGAATGAATCTACGGGGAAGAATGAAAACATCACTGATCCGGAGAGGATAAGCCTCCTGTCCGGGCTTGTGAAATGTCCTGCATGCGGCAACGGTATGGTCGCAATGAAGAATAGGAAGATCAACCGAAACCACGGCGGACATTATAAGGTCATTTATTATTACGCCTGCCGCTATCATCGGAAATCAGAAGGGCGGACATGCAGTTTCCGGCATACCTATAATCAGGAAAAGCTGGACGGGGCGGTCTTGGAGATAATCGGGCAGATTACTTCAACGGAAGAGTTCCGTGAGGCTTTCGCGAAGGCCGTAGGAAGTAAAAAGGGCGTGGATGAGATCGAGGCGGAACTTAAAAGTCTTCGAAAGAGTCTTCATAGTGAAGAGCATAAAAAATACAAGCTTGGTGAAGACCTGGATCATCTGGATGTGCTTTCAGATGATTATGAAACGGAGTATGAAGCAATCACATCCCGGATTGACGAAACCTACGACAGGATTTATGAGCTTCAGGAACAGATCGACAAGAAGCGCGAAAGACTGATGGCTCTAAGGAACGGGGTGGATTCCACTGACAATGTCCGGCTGATCCTCGATAATTTTGACAGGCTCTTCCGCAGCATGAATTATGAGGAACGGCGCGAGATGTGCAGGCTGTTCATCCAGAGGATCGATGTGTTTCCCGAAGAGCAGGAAGACGGAAGGATTTTAAGGCAGATCGTTTTTAAGATTCCGGTCTATTATAATCTGGCATCCGATACAGATGGAAAGGATGATCCGGATGATGAGGTGACATTCGTGGTGGACTGTACGAAATTCCGTGCAACAGTGACGGAGTCAAAAGCTACGTATGCGGAGATCAAGGCGAAAGTATTGGAAGACACGGGGCTTAAGGTTTCCGCCCTGTATATAGCGCAGATCAAGCGGAAATACGGGATAGACATGGGCGTGAATTACAACAAGCCGTCTGATCCGAATAAAAGAGTTCCAAAATGTCCGAAGGAAAAGGAACTGGCAATATTGGAAGCGCTTAAGTCCTTCCGGATGCTGCCGCCGGATACAGAATATTATGAACAGGAGGCATGAGAGTGAAGAAGAAAAAGAAATGCTATATCTACATACGCGTCTCCACTGCCATGCAGGTGGATGGCTATAGTCTGGAAGCGCAGAAAGAGCGGCTGACAAAGTTCGCGGCTTTTCAGGAGATGGAAGTTGTCCGGGAATACTGCGATGCCGGAAAGTCCGGGAAGAGCATAACAGGCAGACCGGAGTTTACAAAAATGCTGCAGGATATTGCAGAAAGCGGTGAGGATATTGATTTTATTCTGGTATTCAAGCTTTCCCGCTTTGGAAGGAACGCGGCGGACGTGCTTAATTCCCTGCAGTACATCCAGGATTACGGAGTGAACCTGATCTGCGTGGAAGACGGGATAGATTCATCAAAAGATTCCGGAAAGCTGACTATTACAGTTTTATCCGCTGTTGCCGAAATAGAAAGAGAGAATATCCTTGTCCAGACGATGGAAGGACGCAAGCAGAAGGCGAGAGAGGGCAAGTGGAATGGTGGACAGGCTCCGTTCGGGTATACGTTGGATACGAAGAACAGCACTCTGATCGTGAATCCTGAGGAAGCGGAGATGGTGAGGATTATCTTTGATAAGTTCGTCCATACGGATATGGGAGCCGACACGATCTGCGATTATCTGAACCAGCATGGTTATACCAAAAAGAGGGTTAGGGATCAGGAAGTCAGCCACTTTACGAGAAGCTTTCTCATGAGGGTGTTGGACAATCCCGTATATACAGGAAAGATTGCTTACGGCAAGAGTGCGACGGAGAAGGTTAAAGGAAGCCGGGATGAGTATAAGAGGGTCAAGACGGATGATTATCTGCTTACGGACGGCCTGCATGATGCGATCATTGACGAGGAGACATGGGAGGCTGCCCGGCTGAAGCGGAAGCGTACTGGCCAGAGATGGGTGAAGACACACAGCCTTGAACATGAGCATATCCTGTCGGGGATCATCAAATGTCCGCTGTGCGGCGCGGGGATGACTGGAACTGTTTACAGGCGGCACAATAAAAAGACGGATGAATATAAGGATACATTTTATTACCGGTGCCATCACCGGAAGTGGGCAGACGGGAAACTGTGTGATTTCGCCCCGAAACTGAATCAGGATAAGTTCAACAGCGAGGTTGAAGATGTTATCCGGTACATGGTCAGAGAGGGGCGCTTCCGTGAGTACATGAAAAACAAGCTGGATGAGCAGGTGGACGTGTCTTACCTGGAAGATGAAAAGAAGCAGCTTCAGGGGCAGATGCAACAGGTCCAGGGAGCGAAGAAGAAACTCCTGCAGATGATAGACCGTCTGGATTCCGGAGACAGGCATTACGATCAGAAATATCAGGATATGTCAGACCGTCTGGATAATCTGTACGACAGGATTTCCGAGCTTGACGAAGAGATTACAGGCGTAGACGCGAGGATCCAGGCAGCCTATGAAAAACAGATAACCGGAAAAAACGTGTATCAATTCCTTCTGGATTTTGATACATTATATGAGAGAATGACGGACTTAGAGAAAAAGCAGTTCATGAGGACGTTCATCGAGAGCATTGAACTGTATCCGGAAAAGAAGGACAACGGACGCATTATCAGCAAGATTGAGTTGAGATTTCCGGTATACTATGATGGTCATGAAGGCAACGAAATTCGTATGCCCGACAAAAACACAGTCGAGACGGTTGTTCTTTTGTCCCAAAAGAAACCGGACGATTATCTAGAGGTAGAGATCGATCTTGATGAGCTTGATGCAACAAGTGCTGAAACCAAGGCTACATATGCGGAGATTAGGAAATATGTGG